TCCCATCAATTGCCGCTCGGAAGGTTCTCTCCAGCACATCCTCATTGATATGGTGAGAATCACAGACTGCTCTGCCATTACTGATCCTATTGGCGCAGCCCCATGCTGGGACTCGCTTGCCACTACCAACTGTCCGCACATGCCTGCGGAGGCGATGGCCGCAGGTGCCGCAGATCAACAGTCCGCTGAAGGGGTATTTGCTGGTGTACCGGCTGGTACCTACCGCTGCATCCTTTTCCTCCAGTCGGCGCTTCATCTCCGCCTGCGCCATGTCGAACAGTTCCTGGTCAATGATCGCCGGGTGGGTGTTCTCTGCGTAGTACATGGGAACCTGTCCTGTGTTCTTCATCCGGCGCTTGGATAGCACGTCCGGCTTGAAGGTCTTTCCAAGGATTGCATTGCCTGTGTATTTCTCATTCTTTATGATTCCCAGCACCGCATTGGTATGCCACTGTGCACTTCCGCGCTTCGTTCTAATCCCGTCTGCCTCCAGTCCTTTGCAGATCTGTGGCACCGGGATTCCTGCTATGTATTCCCGGAAGATACGCCGCACCACTGCTGCTTCCTCTTCTGCGATCACATAGTCGCCATCCTTGTTTTTCTTATAGCCCAGCACCATGCCGGTGTTCAGGATGACCTCACCATTCTGGAATTTCTTCTGGTAGCTCCATTTGATATTGGTGGACATAGTTCTGGATTCTTGCTCCGCCATGGCAGCAAGGATCGTCAGCAGCACTTCACCGCCAGGTGTCAGGGTGTCGATGTTCTCATTTTCAAAGTAGACGCTGATCCCCAAGTCCTTCAGTTCTCGGATATAGTTCAGGGCATCCACCGTATTTCTGGCGAAGCGGCTGATGGATTTCACCAGCACCTTGTTGATCTTTCCATCCCGGCAGTCTTGTATCATCCGCATGAAGTCAGGCCGCTTCTCTGCTCTGGTGCCAGTGATACCGGGATCTGCGTAGATGCCACCAAACGTCCAGTCCGGTTTGGAGGTAATCAGGCTGGTGTAATGCTGCACCTGCCGTTCGAAGCTGTCTTCCTGTTCTTCCTTTTCTGTGGACACACGGGCATAGGCAGCTACCACCTGCTGCGGCTTGCGATACTGACCTGTAGTGAATAATGCTGCCGATGGGATTCGCCGCACCACCCGTGTTGCTGCCTGTGCCATACTCATACCTCCTTTAAATTCCAGCCGGGTTTATTTCCGGATTTTCCGTTTGTATATTCCTTCGTGATCTCCACTCCATTGAAGAAACGGAAGGTCACGCGTTTTTCCTCCATAATAATGATCTTCTCTATGAATAGCTTCAGCTTTGCTTCATCGAAGTCTGTGATCGTTGTATAGTCGCTTTCTCGTACCGCGCTGCATCGTAGCTGCTGGAGCTGTTCCTGCAGTCTGCGGATTTCTGCCTTTATGGACTGCTGCTCTGTGCGGAAAGCCTTTTCTGAAATCAGCTTTCGCAACAGCAGCGCTGCCAGTTTTTCTTCCTCTGCTCTTAGTCTCTGGATGCACTTCTGTATTGCCTCTATGGTCTCACCCTCCGGCCTGAGGGTGACGAATTCATTGTAGGCTTCCACAAATTTCTCCTTCAGCACCGTATCCTTGATCCGGGTACTGTCGCAGTGTGCTTTGCCTTTCTGCTCCTGCCGGGCACAGATCCAAATGTCATTCGCCCATTTCTTTCCGGGATTGTTCACCTTGTGCCGGAAGTAGCTGCCACAGCAGCCGCAGGCAATCATTCTGGTGAAGGGATATTCTACCGTATCCTGATTCACCAGCTTCGGATTTGCCCGTTGCTGGCGCAGCTCCATGGCTTTGTAATAGGTTTCCTTGCTGATGATCCCCTCATGAGCATCCTCCATGTAGTACCGCTCTCCATACTGGCCATCTAGGTTGTCGCACTTCTTACCGTCAATATTGACGCTTTTACCCATCATTACATCGCCCATGTACTTTTCATTGGAGATCATCTTCAATATGCCGCTGGCTCTCCATGGCATGCCTACCCCTGTTTTGATCCCCGCTTCGTTGAGGACTTTGGCGATTGTAGGGCAGCCGCAGCCGGAGAGGTACATGTCGTAGACCCAGCGGATCACTTCTGCTTCCTCTGGCACGACCACCACCTTGTTATCCCCGGTCATCCGATAGCCGTACATGCTGCTACCGATGGAATACCAGCCGTTTTCAAAGCGATGCTGGAACGACCACTTTTGCCGCTGGGAGTCTACTTCCAGATCGTTTTCTGCTATTGTGGCCGCTATGGTCAGGAACAGCTCGCTGGTGGGCTGCAGGGTGCTGATCTGCTCCTTTTCGAAGATGACCTCAATTCCAAGATCCCGCAGTTCCCGCACCGCTTCCAGCAGCTGTACCGTATTTCTGGCAAACCGGGATACGGATTTTGTGTGAATCACATCGAACTTCCGATTCCGGGCATCTTTCAGCATGGTTATGAATTCCGGCCGTTTATAGGCATTGCTACCGCTGATGCCGCGATCTGCATAGATCCGAACCAGCTCATTGTCTGGATCATCTTCAAATTTGCTGCGCCAATACTGTTCCTGAAATTCATAACTGTGCAGCTGCGCCTTGCTGGAAGAGGACACTCTGACATAGGCTACCACTCGCTTTCTTCCCATGTTACCGACCTCCTTTCGTTTTTCTGATAACCCTTACCCCTGTAAGGCAGGGGCAAGGGTACCAGAGAAGGATTAGAAAGTCCAGCGCACCTGCCAAGTATTAGCAAACAGTTAGCAACTGCGCTGCCTTGGGAATTATGCCGTGATCTGCATCACATGGACAGCCTCAGGGCGGATCAGCTTGGCATCCAGATATTCATGACCAATAAAACCCACCTGCTGCTGGAGCGCAAGCAGTTCTGTCAGTCTGCACATTTCAAAAGGCCAGCGATCGATGATCCAGAAGTACCGGAAGTCACCAAACGCAATAGGCTTTGTTCCTGCTGCTTCACCGGGCATATAGTTGGAAATATACACCCGCTTGCCAAGAATGGTATTATCCTGCTGGTTCCAGAGGTAGTTTCCTGCGGCATCCTTGAGGGTACGCAGCTTCAGAGCTGTCTCATCATTCATGATCCACACAGCTCTGCGGCGGTACCGCTTGTCTAGAGAGAAGTATAGTTTGATCACATCGTCATAGGTGATCTCTCCAGTGCTGTTGCCAATCATGGCATCCTGCAGGAAACCACTGGGTGCATTGGGATCCTCGCTGGCAATAAAAGCTTCCTCTTCAGCCTGTCCGATGCAGCGGGCAAATTCCTTGGTGAGATGGTCTTCCAGATCGAAGCCAGCATCGTTACAGAAGTTCTCTCCCAGCAGAATGGTGCTGCCCAGCTGATGGCCAGTTACCTTGTATCGCTGGAAATCCTCAGCATTCTCAAAGAACACGGGATTATTCTTATCGATCCACTTTGCAACCTGCTCATTGTCGAAGGCCCAGATGGTAGAGTCACCCTTGGGCGCCTTCACCACTGTGGCGATCTGCCGGAAGATGTTCTCCTGCTTCCGGGCGGCAGCAAACTTTTTGCCAGATTCATAAGGTAGCCGGTAGTTGCCGTTTTCGGTATTCTTACCGGATTCAATGTAGTTGTAGGAAACAGGCTTGCCTCTCATGGCATTCCAGAATTCCCGGCTGTATTCAGTAGAATGGTACATAGTTTTTCCTCCTTAATATTTGCTACAGTTGCATTCGTACAGGCCCAGTTCATGCAGACTTCTGGGGCCTCCCACACACTTCATTTCGTGATGGCACCGGGGACACAGAATCTTGTAGGGCAGAAAATCGTCCGTGAAATGTACATCCTTGGCATTGAGCCGATAACGACCATCCAGTTCCTTGCTCAGATAAAGATCAAAGTGTTCCCGCGCGTACCAATCAGCACAGCCAGTGCTAACAGGAAATTTTGTCATCTCATTACCATGATTAACCAGTTTATAAATTCCCATAAATATATTCCTCCTATATTTGATTACTTGATTTATGGGGCTATTCCCCTCTTGATTTCCCGATTTTTCGCGTGTGACCCCACGCCCGTTTCGGGTACGGTTCCGCTAGAGATTTGACCTCCCCCTGCCCGTCAGGGAACAGGGGTATAACCATACTTCTTGCAGTGATTCTCCACATCCTGCCATTCATACATGTGCAGGTTACTGTTACCGCAGCGAACGGTATACCGGATATCCTTGCTGATGATCACCGGTTCTCCATCCCGATTCTGGTAATACAGCTTTCCCAAGGTAAGGATTCTGCTCCTGCCGAACAGCTTGTCTATCAGCCGCATCTTTTGCCACCCCGCTGCTTCAAGCGGAAGCCACGCTTATCGCAGAAGTCCTTGGCTTCCTTGTAGGTACGGAAGAACACCATGCTGCAGCCACCGAGGTACATTCTCCAAGGCATGGGGCAGGGATTGTCACTGCGCTGCAACACGGCAATGCCACCGCGGCAGTTGTCATAGATCTGCATGCCATCACAGTTGTCGGTGCTGAAGATTTCCGGCACCATGTATTCCTCCGGGAATTTACCATCCGCAGTGCCGTACACGACTATCTTTTTCATATTCTTGTCTCCTTTCGTCTGGTGCGCAGATTGGCGCAGGTTTTATAGGTTATTTTCAAAATCATTTCTTAATAGAGAAGACCTATTTTTCCTGCGCAATTCTGCGCATGTGCTTTTCTTACCTTCTACAATACCTGTGGCATACCTTTGATGCGGTACCCACGGAGCAGCGTTGTCTGGCCGCCACCCTCTCTGGGGTGCTTTCTTACAACCTCTGCAAAGCTTCGCAGGGCTTGGTTGAAGTTCCGGTTGCTCTCCGCATAGCAGCCATTTTCATTGCACCATACACGGTAGCAGTCATACACCAGTGAGGTTTTGGTCTCTGCCAGCGGTGCTGCTTCCAGCTTTTCCTCCACGAACTGTGTTACCTTATCGCTGTCCCGCTTATATTCTGCGGTAGCAGCTTTCACTGCTGCAGGCTGCTGTAATCCCTCCTGCATAGTCAGCCGGTAACCTTCCACCAGCCAGTTCAGGATGGCGCTCTGGTTTTCTGGTCTGGAAAACTCTGTTTTCAGCGTCCGATCCTGCTCTGCTTCTTCAAAATGCCGTTCGAAGGGAATGATCACCACACGGCCACTAGAAAACAGGGTCATATCGTTGATCACTGGCAGGTAGTTGGTATTGATGTACAACTTGAATTGCGGTTTGAAATCAAAGCTGTTTTCATGCAGGAACCGAGCATTCAGGGTATCGTTACCGGTCATACTCTTCACCTGCGCCGCATTCAGCACCAGTCCACGACCCGGCTCGGAAATATTGGTAAAACGCACACCGGCCAGTCTCGCAATATCCTCGCTGGGTGTCTGGCTACTGACATTGGGCTTGATGCTGATGGTCTCTGGTCTGGCCGTACAACCATAGCTACCGAGTACATTCAGCACACTCTCACACAGAGTTCCTTTGCCATTGCGAGTCTTAGCGCCGTAGAGAATGAACAAGCATTCATGCCGGGTATCGCCGCTGATGCCGTAGCCCAGCGCCTTTTGCAGAAATCTCGCCTTATCTGCATCGCTGCTGGTGATCTCTTCCACAAAGGTCAGGAAGCGATCACAGCGGGCTTTGGGATCGTAATCCACACCACTGATCTTCGTCAGTCTGTCCTCTGCACGATGCTCTGTAAAGGCCATAGTGTCTAAGTGCAGGGTGCCATTGCTACAGTTGAACACATAGGGATCGCAGTCAAACTCCCGCATGGAAATGGGGTAGATACCCTGTGCATCTCGAAGGATAGTTTCCCGTACCCTGCGGGTCTGCCATTTGCCGCAGTATTTTAGGAATTCCTGCCGCCGCTGCTCATCTTCAATGGACAGGGCATAGACGATCATGGCATCCGCCAGTTCTTTGCAGTATTCCATGGTTTGAAGGTTACCCACATCAGCATTCCAAACACCGCCACCATAGCAGTACCAGCTTTTGCGCTCCGGCACATAACGGACAATGTCCTTGTAGTAATCTGCGAACAGGCGGCTGGCACCGATGTCCGACCACGCATACCGCCGATTGCTTTCCGGATGCATGGCTGCCAGCTTTTCTGCTGGGGTATTGAACTGCTCCGGTGGAATATAATCCTCCCTCTGCGCGATCCGTTCTCCAAACTTCTTAGCGCTGCTCCAGATGCTGTCCAACTCTTGATCTGACAGAAGCGGCACACACCGTGCTGCTTCTTCCCGGAACAATTGTTCCGCTTTGGCGGTATTACCGTATCGCTTGATAATGCATCCTGCTTTCTGAGACAACGTAGCATTCCGGCTACCTGCAGTAATTAGTTCTGGCAGCACCTGATCCACGGTTTTCTCTCCAGTAAAGAACATGACCTGCGGTTCCTCTGTTCCAAAGTAGAACCGAGCTGCATCCATTGCATTGGCATCGAACCAAGGGAATCGCTTCCGAAGCTGCTGCTTCATGGCGGTATACACCTTGCTGTCTGTGATCCGTTCTACCGGAAAATAACAATGGAACTTGGGCCGGGCTGACTTACTATTCTTCTCCTTCATGTGGTTGCGGCTATAGCACACCGCAAAGGTCACGTCTGGGAAGGCTGCCGCCACATCTTCTGGCTGCTTCCAGTCGGAGGGATCCTCGCTGTGATCGTTGTCGCAATCCATAGGGATACAATCCGACCACAGGAAGCCTGCCGCGCTGCGCCGATCCTCACGATACTTTGCGCAAACATGATCCCGGCCCATGGCCTGCTGCAGAGTAGCAACGTCCTGCACGATCACTTCGGTATGGTACTGGCAGTTTCTTGCATTCCCGGTGCATTCTGCGTTGTAGATAGTAAATGGTCTCATGGTAGGTCACCTCCTTCCTATGTTTTCTCTTTCTGCATTTAATGCCCCTGCAACACGCATGCGATTGCCCTATAGACTGCTTTCTTCTCATCTTCATCCAATTCTGTCCGCATTCTTCTTGTAAAGGTTTCTGCCGAGATACCCAGCTGTAAGGCTACCTGCCAGAATTTCACTCCATTTTCCATGCAGGAAATCCGGATATCTCTATTGGCCAACGGTTTTCGTCTCATTTGGCTTCCTCCTTCTTTTGTGGGATCGTCAACAAGTCATTGCGCCAAAGGCATAAAAAAAGAGCAACGATGTGCTGCAGTCACATCGTCACTCTCAAAATATGCAATTGGCCATGCTTGTCTATAAGAAAAGCCCACACGGTTAATCCGCATGAGCTATTTCTACACTATCAGTATAGCGCATTTTCTGCTATAGGTCGTCCGCAAAATCTTGCATCTATTCTGGACGGTAATATCATAACACGGATTTTGTTTATTGTCGTCCGCGTTTTTGGACATTGTAAGATAACCCAGCCATCCACGATAATAGCATATCACGTTTTTCTTGCAAAGTCGTCCGCGGAATTACTCATCGCCAGCTTCATAATATTCGACATCTCAAATCTCCGCCAGCGTTTTCTTTCTTATTATAAGGATACCATAGATGGATAGTAAACTTCCATCAACTTTCCTCGCTTCTTTTGAACTTTAGTATTATAATCATATCATATTTACCAACTGCATTTTCTGTGCCTCCATTATAAAAGGTTAAATGCTCTGTAATAATGGCCGTCCAAGAACTTGCCAAACAACCCAAGGTCCTGGCCATCGAAAGTGCCGGGGTAAAGCATCAACACCGGAATGTCTGGGAAAATATGTTGAATATTGTCCAGGATTTTATGAGACCTCATAAAGGGATACACCTTTCCGATTCCGGTGATCAAGAGTACGTCGCCTTTTTGATGAGGTTCATATTTCATTTTTTCGACAAAGGCTTCCGGTGTAGCAACCTTTTGCAGCTGCTCAGATAGGTACTCTTTTCCTTTGCGGTCTTCCATATTCGGAATACTTTTTAAAATGCGCTTTCCTTCGCAGATTTCAAGAAAAATTTTGTACAAATCCCGTTCAATCAAATTGTAGGGGACATCTTGTTGCTTCTTTAAGATGTCAAAATAAGCTCTAACAGTCAGCTCATCTTTGGGATCATAGCAAAAGACATGAATACCTACCTCGTTAGAAAGGCCTTTATTAGAAAGAAAAGCTTCTTCTGACAATCTCGCAGATACTTTGTTTAAACTATTGATAATTTCACTCATATCTTTTCCCTCTTATCGGAAGCAATTGAATGCTGGTAATGCTGCCATGTCATTATTGGACCGAATTTCATCTTCTAACTCCGGCGCAATAGAGACAGGATTCAGCTGTGTAGACCGAGCAGAGTCAAGATACTCGCATTCGATCAATGCTTTTGTAAGCACCTGTTTGATTTTACTGATTGTGCTATCACTCCAGGACGCAACCGTGTCGTTTTGTTCCTGCAATTGGAAGAAAAACAGGTTCAAGTCACGCTTAGAAAAGTCGAACTCCTGTGTACGGTACTTTTCGCCAATCACCGTTGTCATAAAGTCCCAAACAATTCTGTTATGTTTCATCATTGCATACAGATTGATCTGCTTTGCAACATCAGTTGTTGCATGCGCCAGGTGGTCCACCAGTACATCAGAGTTCAGCGCATCAATGCGCTGAAAACAGGTATTGGCTATCGAAGTGATCATTCTTTCCGTGGGAAACTGGAACAGGTTATCTTCCTTGATCCTGTCAAGAATTTCGTTACGGGGAATGCCCTGGGAAATCAGAGCGGCAACGATTCTGATTTCATAAAAGAGAAATTGCTCGCGAGTCAGACCACCATTGTATTCGTTTTTCATTCCACACACCTCAGGCATTCTCCTCGACAATTTCCATTATATCTCCAATATCACATTCAAGAACTTTGCAGATCCGAATAAGCACATCCAGCGATACCTGTTCATTCTTACCGAGTTTCGCAATGGTATTGGGGCTGGTCTTAACTGCCTCCCGAAGCTCACTCTTATTCATCTTCTTGTCGATCAACAGTTTCCAGAGCTTATTGTAATTAACAGCCATTTGTAACACCTCTACAAACGATATGCAGCATGGTTCATGCTACCG